ACTGTTTGGCAAACTCAAGAGTAGGAAACCTTTTAGGCCACAGCTTCATGAGCGTTTCAGCGCGGTAATTTAGGTTTTCTTCCAATGTCTTGAAGTGTCCGCATTCGTGTCCACATTGCCCGATGAAGGCAGCTTGTTGGCGTTTGGTGGAGATATTGAATCTGCCAAAGGTCTCATTAAGTGCATCGACCCATTCAGCCCCAATGTGGAGTTTCTTTAGTTGTTCAGCGGTTAGCATTCATCACCTCCATCACTTTGTTGTACGAGTCAATACACGCATTTAGCTGCGCGGTGTTTTTGTCCCCTTGAGCCACTATTTCGGCGATTGCTTGGAGGGTTGCTCGTTCGGAGTCAGTAGTTTCATAAACCGGTCGCTGAGGTTCACTTCTCTCTTTTGGCTGATCTCCGGTGGGAGTGGGGGCATTTGTGGTGGCTTGTACACAACTTGTGGTTTGGAGCCGCAGCCGACCATCACGAATAGCACGATCAAGAGAAGACTGTTTTTGATTGATGACATTATTGGCCTCCGATAGTTTGGTTGATTGGTCATTCAATTGTTGGGCAAGTTCGCGTTCTTTCTCTCGCGCTTCATCGTTCTTTTTGGCGATCTCAACTTGCATCTCAGCGTCACGATCACCCCATCCAACATGATGCCCATAGCCGTAAGCACCAGCTACCGCAATCATCGCCCCAATGATGAAATAGGGGTTAACCATTCTTCACCTCATGCCGAGCAGCAGCGATTTCTTCTCGCACTGAGTCAGCTTCTAAATGTTGGGGTGGGGTAGTGGGGGGAGGGGGGGGAACCCAACTTTCATCCAAAGGAGGATTGACCCACACGGGCAGAGCGTTTGATGGCGCGGGAGGTGGGCTAGAAGGCGCAGAAACAAGCGTAGAAGGCGTTGAAACTGTAGCGGGTGGGGTAGGTGTAGATACTCTGTCTGAAATCGCTTGAACACCCTTTCGGCTCATCACGCCACCGATACCACCAACAATAAGTAATACTATGTCATTCATCATCTTCAAATAGGCTTGGTCAATCGGCGCAAGGCTTTTGATTGGTTGAGTAATGAATGTGACTGAATAGAGCATTGCAATTACGATACCCGCAAGAATGATGGTCACAATCAAAACGACACTAGCCCAAACATAAGTCTCGACCAATTGGATTTTGTCGTTCATTGAGTACTTGCTCTCACTTGGTTGCATTTGGAACCTCTGCTTTCTTTTCTTCAGCCTTTGGCGGTTCAATCTTGTTTGTCAAGATGGGAGCGACTAGATACTCGGGGCAAGTTTGGGTAAACAGACAGCGGGGCTTTTGGCATTCCGGTAGATCAAACTTGTCGGGGTTCTGACAAACATATCTATATCTGTCCTCACATCCACCCAAAAGCAGAACCACCGCAATGGATATGACAATCACGCACCACAAGAATTTATTTTGACTCATTTTTCATTCTGTCCAAATCTTTACGGTCTTGCTCTAGCTGTTGGCGAAGTCGCTCCATGCGCTCAATTTGCATCTTGCTTTCTTTCTGTACAGCCAATGTGTCGTAGTAGATACTACCAATCAATGGCAGCATCAAGGCGAACACAATCACCATTGCAATGAGAGCGACTAGAAACCCCATCTGACTTTTCTGTCCATAACGAGTAAAGTGAAAAACAAAACGAGATACAGCAGAAATATTAGGCAAGCTACCCCGTAGATCGCTTTGTCTTGAATCGCTGAAATCACTTTGCGCCGTTGCCATTCTGCTTCACGAATCCTTTTCTCTTGTGCCAATCTTGCTTGCTCTTGTTCTTCAATAATCTGCACCCTCATCTGATTTACACGGGTGTACAAGTTCCCTAACTCTTTGGGAGATTGATACACCATGATCTCTCTAATTTCCTTAGATAGCTTTTCAAACTGAGTTTTTGCCAATTCTCGGTTGAGAGCAGATTCCATGATGTTTTGATCTGGGTCATAAACATTCTTAGACTTTTCTTCTTCTTCTCGGATATGGTCTGCAAGCTGTTGCTGAATCTTGAAGAACTGTCCGAGATTAGCCGCCAAATCAGCAACGACTTTGTTTTCGTCCCATACTTCGGGTTCTGCCTTCTTTGGCTTAGGCGTAGCAACGGGAGTCGCTGTAGGCTTTTTCTTCGACTTGAAGAACCCAAAGAAACCACCGACCTCCTCTGCAATGGCTGTAACCTCTTTGGCAGTCTTTTGCGCCGCAGAAATCGTTCCCTTAACATCTTTGTATAACTCACATCCCTTTCGGATGGCAGCAACGCATCCATTTGCCATCGCCAATAGCGTGAGAGGGTCAATGTCAAATCCCCACTAGTTTCTTTACAAAGTCAGCAGCTACGCCGGGGCCAAGCAACACAGCGAGAATCACAGCGTAAAGCAAGTATTCAATCTTGCTCATGCGCTTAGACCCATCAGACAGTTGATCGACTATCTTGATGTAGCGTTCAGCACATATCGCCTCATGCACTGCTAATCGCTTGTCCACATCTTCACTCACTTTGCTCTTTCGGTAACTGAGCCTCCGCTTGCTCTTTGATCTTCATCAATAGAGGATAGGCATTCATGCGGGTGGGAAGTTCGCCCAATACATGAAGGATGTTGTTTACTTCTTCTAGAGACAAGTCAAGTTTAATCATGCCGATGCCGCCTGCAATGGAGCCAAATCTTCAGTTGTCCAGAAATCCTTTGCCAGCATTTTGGTATGACCAAGCACTTTATAGCCATACTTTTCAGATTGTCCTCTGAATATTCTTGACCTAAGTGTCTGCCCTGATATGCCTAGATGGGTTGCTAAATTATTCATGGTTTCATATACCTTTCCTTGATATTCAACTGACTTTGCAAGCAATGAATTTTTTCCACTAATTTTGGCAACAACTTCTGGTCTTTTCATGCAACAGTTTACAGACATTCCATGTCGTGCAGATGCAGATTGCTTCATGCCAAACATGGGATTATCAGAACCATACAGACCAAATCTAGGATGTTTACTACCAGCCAACTTGCCTTTTAGTTTTTCTGAAATTTTTTTACATGATTCTGGGGTGTGCTTGTATCCTTTTGTGCCACCACCACCGCCATCAGTTTTGTTGGTTAAATTAAAACCAAGCCTTTTAAGTTGGTCAATACGCTCTTGCTCTGCAAGAAAGATTAATTCCTCATCTTCGTCTTGAACCAAGATTTGACCAACATATCCAGCTTTTTCAACAACCGAATGCCAATGCTTATTGCGCTTGTCTTTTGAGCGCACTCTATCCCCACACCCCTTGCCGACATAAAAGACGGCATTGGAATCAAGGCGAATATGCTCGTAGACGTAAAACATTATTGACCAACGGCAATGGCGGAGATCAGCGGGGCCAAGTCCTGACCTTGCATAAAGTCTTTGGCGACCATAATCTTCAAATGGTCACGATTCCTTTGTAGGCAGTCTGCCCACTCAGCATCTTCCATACCTTCGGGCTTGCCGCCGTTGATGAGGTTCACGCTGTCCATGCAAGCGTCATAATGCTTCTGGATTTGTTCTGCGGTGATTTCATTCATGCTGATGCTCCGTTGATTTGGGCTTTGAGGCTGTCAACCTCTGCTTTGAGTTCTTTTATTGCGGCGACCAGCAAGGGAATTACATCTGTGTAGGCAAGTTGCAAATACTCAGTTGTGTCTTCTTTTGAATTGCGGCTTTCAGAAACCGCCTCTGGCAACACGGCTTGAACATCTTGAGCAATTAAAAATGAACGGCGTTTTCCTTCGTCATCTGTTTTGTATTTACCAATAACGGCCCGAATAGTACATACTTTGTTTGCGGCATCAGTAATTGGCTCAATGATGTCTTTTAATCGCTCATCTGAAGCAGAAGTCCAAGATGTTCCTGCCGCCGCCAAGTTCACACCACCAGAAGCACCTGCCATTACGGTGAAAGTGTCATACGCTGTGCCGCCCTTGATCCATGAATTTGACCCCGCATACCATCTGCCTGTAAGCGAGCCGGGCGTTCCTGTGTAACCTCCAATAACTGGCCCCCATCCGCTTGAGGCTTGTCCATTTAATCGAATATCTCCAGACTGAACCGCAGAACCATCACCAAAGAACCACACATTGTTGCCGTTATATGCTTTTGGCCCTCCATCCCCATCAGACAGCACGATGTAGTTGCTTGCTGTGCGAATGTCTAAGCCGCCTTGGTTGCCTGTGTATGAGCCAAGGATGGTGTTTTTAGCGCCAGAGGTAACTAAATATCCTGCGGCCTGACCAAAAAATCCGTTTAATGTTCCAGTTGAGTTTTGACCAGCGTTGTCACCAACAAATGTGCATTGTGCGCCAGTAGATAAATAACCCGCCCTGTATCCAACAAAAGTACTGGCAATGTTAGTTGTGTTTGTATACCCCGCCTGATAACCTACAGCAGTGTTGCGGTCGGCTGTGGTGTTGGATTGAAGTGCATTAGCACCTACGGCCGTGTTACTAGCGCCAGTTGTATTAGACGCAAGAGAAACATAGCCAAGACCCGTGTTGTTAGATGCAGTTGTGTTTGCGGCAAGTGCGGCACGACCAACAGCAGTGTTGTTGGTTGCAGTTGTAGCAACAAGTAGGGCCGAATGACCAACTGCCACACTGTCGTACCCTGTTGTGTTTGCTTTTAATGCGTCATATCCAAAAACTGCATTTGCCGCACCACTTGTATTAGCCGCCAAAGCACTAGCACCCACCGCAGTGTTGGTGGCTACAGCACCTGCGCCACGGCCTACGGTGATTAGGTTAATAGTCCCCGTTGTGGTCAGTGTAGTAAACGCACCCGTGTTAGCAGTCGTAGCCCCCACAGTACCGTTTACTGGCCCATTAAACGGGTCTCCATAGGTTCCTTGCTGAAAGTCTTTCAGATGGCCCATCACCGCACGAATGGCGTTATTGATGCCACTCGGAGCGCAGCCCTCATCAATGTTAATTGATGCTACATCTGTGTTTGAGTTAGCGGTTGCGCTGTACTCGCTGATTTTTACTTTTGGCATGATTTAGTCCTCGCTAAGTGTGCTACCAATCATTCCATAATCCAACGCTAATTGCGTTAGACCGGCTGCGAATTTTGGTGTAGTTGGTGACATTCGTTTTAACTCCCTAAGTCTATTCATACCGTCTTTGCTTGTGATGATTTGAGCCAACTGTTCAGCATTTTTTGAGAATGCCCTTTCATTTGCCCAATCTTTGAAAGTCCGACCAATTAATTGTGGAGACAGCGCGGTTCCAGTAAACCGAGCAAATGCAGCCAATGCCCCCGGTGCATTATCTTCCATCTCTTTCATTGCTCTTTGATTAAAAGCAGTGTCCGACCCGAGTTTCTTTACCCGACTTGCAGCCTCTAACACTTGCGTTAGGTTGTTCAGTGCTTGGAACTGTTGCGCCCCCAATGCCTCTAGCAATGCTTTTTGTGACTTACTGTCCCCCATTATCAGCATCTTCCAATCAGCACCCGCATCTATACGGGGTTCTTTGGCCCCAATGCGCTGCTTCATTGCCTTTTCCCATTGCTGTTCCAAGTACGCCCGACTTACATCGTTCCATGCTTCGGGGCTTACCGCTTGAATCTGTTGACGGGTGTAGCGAATGGTCTGAGGTGAAGCATTTGCAAATAGTCTGTTTGCCAAATCGTTTAGATTGTCTTTTGTGATCGCGGTTAACGATAGGCCCGGTCGCCGTTCAGCAAACTCATTCAAAGGCTTAGACAATTCAGCAAATCGAGCGTCTGCCACACCATACATCGGATTGTCTTTGCTCATCTGTTTAATTAAGTTTTTTTGAACATTAGTTATTTCAGATTGAATTAAATTATCCATTGACGAAAATGATTCTTCTTTGAACATCTTGTCAATGTCAAACTTTGCGCGTTGCAATGCAGGTAGACGATCTTCAACCACCTTAACCATCACCTCATCGCCTTGTGCGTTGTAAGTGGCCTTCTCACGGTATAGGTTATTCTTGATGCGTTGCAATGCTTTGAGTTCATCACCCTTTGCAATGTTCATCATCGAGTCAATTTGGGCAATAACGGGTCGAGCATCTACGGGTACTGATCTTTCAAATGCAGCACGATACAAAGGCTCGCTGCCTTCTTCCCTTGCCTTCTCCAATTGAACGACACGATCTTTCAATGCCTTTTGCCCACGGTATCCCGCAGTCATTGGGTCATCGACCTTGCTAATGCCAGACAAGAACTTGTTTACAGCGGGTTGGACTTGCTCTTTGTATCTGTTTAGATAAAAGTCTCCGAGTGTGTCCGCGCTCTCTACAATGTTTCCCAACACCTTTTGCTGTGATTTGAGAGATGGCAGATTGGTTATCTCAGCCGGAGTTAGGTCAATTCCTAAGTCCTTTGCTTTTTGCACCAAGTCCGCTACTTCGGGTGCGTTTACCTTTGCAATGTCTTTTGCAACATTACGCCCCAAGAATTTACTTACGCCCAACGGTGCAGCTTGGAATAAACCGGACACTATGCCTTGTTTAGCAATGTCAGCACCGGATACTTCTTGATCTGCAAGCAGTCCCGCAATGTTTTGACGAATTGCATTTGCACCAGCCGCAGCCGCACTCGTGATTCCCATGCTTGCCGCAGCACCAGCAGGGCCAGCCATGAGCATCGGAGAGGTCGCAATCCCCGCAGCTATGTCCGGCACAGCTTCCAATACATCGGGCAAGTTGTACGCCATTGAAGTCATCGGCTTGGTCATCATGCCGGGAACTTCGGAATAGAACTTGCCATCATCCGCTTGGTAAACAATCTCATTACCGACAACACGATAGCGGCTTTCCGGTATGCCCCGAGCCTCTGCAAATAGCTTGATTGCCGCTTGTTTGTCGGTTGGTACTCCGGCCTTCAATGCCGTGAATATGTCAGCAGCACCCGCAGAGGTTCGCTGTGGGACGATTGTTTCATCCCGCACCATTCGTCTCGGCGTTGTTGATGGCGACAAGATTTCATCGACCACACTCGAACTCACGGGGAACATCTTTCGTTCTTCCGTTGAAGTCCCACTCAGCAATTCATCTACTACAGACATGGTGTTACCTCATCAATCCGAATTCAGAGGCCAATCGATTTTTGAGAATCGCTTTATCTTCCGGCTTTGATACATCAAGTCCGAGCGATTTAATCAATTCTGTTTCGCGTTTCCGCATAATGTCCGGCATCTTGTTCAGCGGTACATCCACCAACTTTAGGCCATTGGCTTTGATGTATTGCACTCGCGCTTCTACTGTACGCAAGTCGCGCAAAGTGTTCTTCAGCTTTGCATTGAACTGCGTTGGACTATCGCCATCAAACAACCCCGATCCGGGGTTTGGAACGCCCGATTTAAGACGGTCAGCTTCTTCACCTGCACCCATAGCCGCACCAGTAAGCTCATTGATGTACGCATTCAATGTCCGAACTGCATCTTGTTGGAATTGGGTGTATGCGGTTAATTCTTGTTGTTGAGCAGGGGTTAGTTTAGACAAGCCCGATTTCTCACCCAATGCGCGTAATGCTTGAGTTCCCTTGAATCGTGTTTCAAGATAAGCCGGATTGAACGATGATTCAATTCTGTCAAGTTGGGCCAAACGGTCTCCCGTTGTCAACGCTAATGTATCAAGTTTATTCTGACCCTCTTTACCAACAGGCACTGCGCCGGGGGGATAGTTAATAATGTCACCACCAGCACCGGATTTCTTATAAACCTTTGCCTCTGCTAAAAGTTTGCTTGATTGTTCCGGCGTTAAGTTTTGTGGGCTATCTGTGCCATACATAATTTTAGACAGATTGCCAAAGTCCCCCGTGAATCTACCCGACCTATCAACTGCCAGCCGCAACCCATTGGGTGCGTTTTCGTCTACAGCATAGATTGCGTTGTCTACAATTTTGAAATCTTGACCTTTAAATACGGGCTTTAAGCCAGATGCAGTCTTTTGCAAAATTGTTTGTCCGGAGGTTATGTAATCCGGCTGAGTCAGTTTCTGTCTGCGCTCGATGCCTTGCATGACATTTTCAAAATCTTTGAAAGGCAGAATTTGTTGCAAGCGTCCTAAGATAGCTTGATTGGGAACAAATGCCGTTTCTGCTGGCATTGCCGTTTGTGCCATTCTTGTGTCTTGTACGGGATAGTTTGCAGATTCTTCCAAACTCCGCATCCCTGCGGGGCCAAACATTGCATTCTCTTGTGCAAGCTGTTCAGCCACAGCGTCACCAACAGGCAAGCCGCGCCCATAAGTGCCTTGATTGACTACTTGTTCTTGCATGGCGTAGGGCAGCATTCCTTGAGCAAGTCGCATCCGAGCCTTTTCGTTCTCTGCCTCTTTTTGCTTGCGCTGATAGTCCATAATCTGCATCTCTTGCAGCTTGTCTTTCAAGCCCTCTTGCATAGTCTGTCTGTAGGCTTGCTGACCACCCGCTAGACCTTGTGCAATGGCGAGTGCTTCGTTCCCCGGCGTTCTGCTCGGTGCGCCAGCTTGCAAGAGAGCCAATGCAGTGTTTTGTAGTGCTTGATTTTGGGCTTGTTGCCGGACGCGATTTAACTCGTCCTCACCCAATAGACCGCCGTAGTAAGAAGGAGTCGTGCCGAATATGTCAAGTAGTGCCATGATTGTCCTTAGAAGTTGGTATCAACATCATTGCGTCTTGAGTAGTCATCATATAGGCCCGTGTTAACGGGAGAGCCAAAACCACTTGTCAATGTGTTCCACCCACTCTTGAAGAAATTGGTTAATCCGCCTCCGGTTGCTTGATTTCCGGCGTTGTACAGATTCAGACCGAGCAAACCCGTACCCAATGCCGTAGCGGTGGGGTTCGTGTAGTACGGTGTGGTTTGCGTTTGTGTCCGACCAGCAGGGAACCCGTAAACCATATTCAGATAGTTCGTGAGATTCTTTTGTGGTGCATTTTGCTCAAAGTTGTACCGCGCCATATCCGCTTGCAAAGCAGAGGTTTGATAACCCTCCCCCAGTTGACCAGCACCCAACAATTTGTTTATGTCGCCATAGTCGGCCTCTGCGAGTCCCGGAGCCATGCCGAGTGCTCGCATTTGGTTTTGGCGTTCTTGAGCGTAATTCTCGTAAGAGAGTTTTCCAGCAGTGTCCGCCAGCTTTTGGGCAAAGGTTCCAGCCGCTTGACTTTGAAGGTCACCCATCGCACCCGAGCCATATCGTCCGGCTTTTGAAGCAGCACTAGAAATGTCACCGATGGACTTTTGAAAGGCAGTTTGTGCAGCAGTCGCAGCGGGTTGGAATGCGCCTTGAAAGAATGGATTACCGCCGAGATAGTCACCCGCGAGCATCCCACTCACATTGCCTTGCGCTTGAGCCAACAGAGGATTGCCAGCCATTGCCCTTGCTTGTAGGGCTTGCAGTGCGGTTTGTGTGGCAGTGGATGGGCCTACAAACCCTTGACCGGGGTAGAACTGAGGGCCACCACCTTCGTACTGCTTTCGTGCCTCAGACAGACCATAAGTGAGATACGGCTGAATAGTGGGGTCTACTGCCGTGGTGGTAGTAGAGGTCTGCATTTGCGTTGCCATGACTTATCCTTTCATTAAAAGGACTCCAGCAGGGTCATCCACTAGAGTCATTGTATCAGCCAACTATTACATACCCAAATGTTTTGTCAGCGGTTGAGTTTGCAAAATGTGTCAGCGTTGCGGTTCCTTGTCCCCGTGAACTGACATACACATTGAACGATGATGAGGTGTTGACATAGCTTAATGTAGCAATTACAGATGCTGTTGATGGTCTTGTGGGGGATGTTCCGGCAGGAATGTGCTGTAGGGTTATCGCTGTGTTTGTAGCTGACCACATGATTTCCACATAGTCGTTTGCCGCAAGTTCAATAAAGTAGTTCCATCCCGCAATGATGTGCCCATCAACACCGCCATGCGAATTTGGGATTGAAATAAACCCCGTAGAACCCGTTATGTCGGTTCCATTCTTTCTAAGCCACACCGATACATCATGAAGTTGAGTATCGGTATTGTTGAATTGTCCCGACCATTGAAGGTTATAGGTTCCCGCATTCGCAACCGTTAGCCGAGAGGCCAATCCACCACTCGTTACAACAGTCACCCCGTTGGTGTAATCAGTCGTGTCAAAGGTCATCGGATAAGCAGTGGTAGTGCTTGCAATGGTCTGATCTGTATTGTCTTGAAATGCCCCGTATGGCACAGCATCGGTGTTTGCTGCCGCTGTTAGTGGCATGAACAAGATGATGCTATCCGGCCCGATTCGTCTATCAGTGATGGTCGTAGTGGTAGCACCACCAGTAGCAAGCGTGATGCTTCCCGTGTTATTGGTCTTACCGTTCATGATGCCGTTAACGACTTCCGCAACAGATCGCGGTTCACCTCCGGCAAATGGAAGAATCCTAAACATCAGCGGATACCTTGTTGAACAATGTCAACATCCAAACCCATCGCGGTTTTCCAATTGTCGCCAGTTGGTTGCATCCGCAGTCTGTGATACTTTCCCGAACTTCTCAGCGACACACGGTTATCAGCATCAGCAGTAGCCGCATTGCTAAACGAAAGACTTTGCGTTAGAAGCGTTCTAGAGGCCACAGAAACACTCGCAGAGCCGTTATCCACCAATGGACGGGCCAGCATAACTATCGAGCGTCCCGCATCAATGTCGCCCGTTTCTAGAACCGCTGATTTGTTTGCTCCGGTGAAGGTGATAACCCGTGTCCCATCTGTACCGCCGAGGAAATACTTTCCACCAGCATACAAAGCAGAATCCAAACTCACGGGCAGAGCATCAATGGATGCGTTAATCGAATCCAATTGCTCAACAGTCACAGATGCAGTTGAAGCGTCAGAAATGTAGTCCGATGTGGTCTCCATCAACGACCATTTGCCAATCGTGAAGTTGTACACAATCAGCTTTCTTGTGCCGTCAATGGACAGGTAATTCCACATAATCATCTTACGAATTGGGTCTGCCGCCGCTGACATTGTGGTGAAGTCCAAATTCGCATCATTGAAGAAGAAACGGTCTACCTTCTCTGCCCCGATAGGAGTGACTTTCTGCCCATCACAGACATAAAACCCATCATCCGACAAGAAAAATGTCAACCCTTGATACTGACACACCGAACCCGCAGCAATACAGCCCTTGCCCCGTGATATGTTGTCGAATTGGAAGATGAACGGTGTTCCGGCGTAACTCATGCGGGAGATTGATTTCTCCATCAGAATAATCCCGAACTCGCCACCGCGAATGCCCGTGATGTGTCCACCATCGGGAATGTCTTGATAGTCAGATTGAGTGTTTACATTCTCAACCCAATCGGTCTCATCATTGATTGCTGACCACCGCACCCGATATGGGCGAGTCGTTCCACTCTCATCCAAATGGG